CCCCCAGACCCCCACCAACACGTGTCGCGCATGGCGCGACCCCGGTTGTTATAGCGCTGGCGCGCTAAATACTACACTATCCGCCAAAAATATTTTACCAGTATTTAGGCATAAAACCGCAGATCAGAGGGGTATTTATGTAATTTATAAAAGTCACAGCGTTCGGTTTTGGTATTTGAACGGGTTAGTATATATGTAGGGTAAACGAGCGGACGTCCCTAGCGAGTTTACCAGCTCGGCAGGCTTGTTGCCTGCCTCGCAAGGGGGGTAGTGAGGCGCTCTTTGGGAGCGCCGAACGAAGGGGGGATATATTGGAGGTTTTATATGGCTGCCAAAGGTGGCAAAGAACACCATAATGTAGCCAAGCTAGCTCAAGCTAAGGCTAAAGTTTTAGACTTTGTTAGGCAAGGACTATCCCTTCAAGACGCAATCCTGAAGGCTGATCGCAAACCTGATGTCATGAAGGACTGGAGGAAAGACTCCAGGTTCATGGCAGACCTTGAGGCAGCTAAGGCCGAAGGTGAGAAAACCCTGAGTATAGTTACTGGGGATGCTAAGTACAAAATAGGCTTTGAGGAGTTCTCTAAAGAGTTCCTAGATAGCCCGATCTTTGAGCACCATCGTGCTTGGATCGATGTACTAGAGGGACGTGAACCCTCCTGGCTCCACCAAGCTATGACTTATGAGCCTGCTAGCTCTAAAAGACTTCTGATCAATGTGCCACCTGAGCACGCCAAGTCAACCGTCATCACAGTCAACTACTGTGTCTACCGGATTGCCATGGATCCCAATGTCAAGATTACGATTGTCTCTAAAACCCAGGAGCGTGCTAAGGAGTATCTCTACTCCATCAAGCAACGCCTGAGCCATGAGCGCTGGTCCAAGATGCAAGCCGTCTATGGATCTACTGGTGGCTGGAAAGAGGATGCTGACACCTGGAAAGCTGACAGGATCTACCTCAGCCGTGACTCCACCGAAAAAGACCCAACCGTACAGGCTCTGGGTATTGGTGGTCAGATTACAGGTGCCCGTTCTAACCTGATTATCCTAGACGACGTTGTGACCACTTCGAATGCTCATGAGTGGGAAAAGCAACTTCTGTGGCTACAACGAGATGTTGTAACCCGTCTTGGCGATAATGGAAAGCTTTTGATTGTAGGAACCCGTATAGCGGCTAACGATCTATACCGGGAGATCCGTAACCCAGAGCATTGGGTTGGTGGTAAGACTCCGTTTACTTATTTTGCGATGCCAGCAGTATTGGAGCTTTATGAAGATCCCGAACAATGGGTTACCTTGTGGCCCAAATCCCATATTCCGTGGGAAGGTTCTGATGAAAGCATCGTTCCCGATGAAAACGGTCTATATCCTAAATGGGATGGGCCCGCATTATTTAGGAGACGTAGCGAGGTCAGCCCTTCTGCTTGGGCTCTTGTCTACCAACAACAAGATGTCCAAGAGGATTCGGTATTTCCGCCTGTCGCGGTTCAAGGTTCAATCAACCGGATGCGCAAAAGGGGTCCTCTAAAGCCAGGAGTTCCTGGTCACCCTAGCGAACCTGGTAACTGGTATACCATTATGGGGCTAGACCCTGCTATGACTGGTAATACTGCAGCTGTAATAATGACTGTAGATCGTACCACACGCGAGCGCTGGATACTTGATGTCGAGAACATGAAGGATCCCACCCCTCAGAAGGTACAGCAACTCATCGAAGCATGGGTTGACAAGTACCAACCTCAAGAATTACGCATCGAGATCAACGCTCATCAGAAGCATTACGCTTTAGATGACGACCTCAGATCGTATCTCGCCTCTCATGGCGTGAAGTTTTCTAGCCAGTTTACTGGTAAGAATAAGTGGGACGCTTCTTTCGGCGTGGCAGCTATGTCAGGCTTGTTTGGTACAGTACGTAACAATACTCACCAAGACGATAACCTAATAGAGCTACCTAGCCAAGATGGATCTGAAGGCGTTAAGTCTTTGATCCAACAACTCATAACCTGGAAAGCAGACACTCGTGGTCCTACAGACTGCGTGATGGCTCTCTGGTTCTGTGAACTGCGAGCAAGAGAAGTAATTCAGAACTCGCGTATAAACCAGACTCACCTAAGAAACAAATGGGTTACCCCAAGGCAGATGGAGAATCGCTACTCGGTAAACCTAAACGAGTACTCGTCTCACTACGAATAGGATAATGATGTTAGATATCGATTCGATCGCACGGCGCGTCGAGAATATGAAAGAACGGAATCGTGAACGCGATTCTCGTATGGCTGATATTCTTGCTGTGCGTAAAGGTCGTATGGTCGAGGTATTCCCTGACCTATTTCCAGAGGGCATGTCAAGTGCCATGGTTGCGAACTTTGTCGATGTTGCGGCACGTGATTTAGCTGAGGTACTAGCTCCACTTCCTTCTTTCAACTGCTCTACAAGTAACTCAACTTCTGATCGTGCTAGAGCTTTTGCTGATAAGCGATCAATGATTGCTAACAACTATGTTTATACTTCTCGCCTACAGTCACAAATGTACTGGGGTGCTGACTGGTACTTTACATACGGCTTCTTGCCTATCCATGTAGAACCAGACTTTGAAACAAATTTGCCACGCATTCGCGTCGAAGATCCAATGGGAGCTTACCCAGAATTTGACCGCTTCGGACGCTGCGTGGCGTACGCCAAACGATACATGAAAACAATTGGCGAATTGGCTAACGAGTACCCAGAGCACACGGGGGAGCTTCTGGGTAAACTCGGATATAACCAAAATACTAATGCTCTTATAGAGATGATCCGCTATACAGACAAGAACGTAACTGTTCTGTTTGTACCTAGCCGTGGAAATTTAGTTTTGAACTATGCTCGTAACTTAACGGGTAAGATGACTGTACGAATTGCTCGTCGTCCTGGTATTGACGATGAAGCTCGTGGACAATTTGATGATGTCTTGTACGTCCAGTTAGCTCGTGCACGCTTTGCTAACTTAGCTATGGAAGCTGCAGAAAAGTCAATCCAGGCTCCACTCGTTGTTCCAAACGACGTGATGGATATGCCTATGGGACCAGATGCAGTTATCCAAACATCTCAACCACAAGGTGTTGGCAGAGTTCGTTTGGACGTACCAGCAGCAGCATTTCAGGAGCAAGCAGCATTACAGTCTGAACTTAGACTTGGCTCTCGTTATCCTGAAGGTAGAACTGGGAACATTGACGCCAGTATCATTACTGGTCAAGGTGTCCAGGCACTTCTCGGAGCGTTCGATTCTCAAATCAAGGCTGGTCAAATCATCCTTGCTGAGACATTCGAGGAAATCATCGCCCTATGCTTCGAGATGGATGAAATGCTCTTCAATGAAGAGAAGAGTGTCAGAGGTGTAGCACAGGGTACTCCGTACGAGTTAAAGTACATGCCAAGCAAGGATATTAAAGGCGATACCACTATTGAGGTTCGCTACGGCTTGATGGCTGGTCTTGACCCATCGCGCGCTCTGATTTTCTCACTTCAAGCATTGGGAGCAGATCTAGTATCTAAAGACTTCGTTCGTCGTGAATTGAACTGGAGTCTTAACGTTACACAGGAAGCAGAACGCATTGAAATTGAAAAGATGCGTGATAACTTAACAGCTGCTATTACAGCAAGCGCTCAAGCAATTCCTGCGATGGCTGCGCAAGGACAAGATCCTTCACAGATTATACAAAAGATTGCCGACGTTATTGAACGTAGGCGTAAAGGGGACAGCATTGAAGCTGCTGCTCTGGCGGTATTCACACCCCCACAAGCACCAGAGCAGGAACAGATGGTTCCGGCGGGTCAACAGGCCCCAGTTGAGCAGGCTCCCCCGTCCCCAGCCACTCCTGGACAAGCCTCCGCTGGAACCCCTCAATCAGCTCCAGACCTAGCAAGTATCTTAGCGGGGTTAGGTGGTTGATAAATGCAAGGGGACGAATTCGCACAACCGATAAATGATTTCTTATCGAAACTTGTAGAGCGAAAAGAATTAACAGGATACGTTCCTACTGGATGGTTCATCGTTACTGAATGGATGACACCACAGGAGGGATACACACTCTTTGGATGGAGTGATGGAGTTAGTTCTCCATGGAAATATCGAGGCATGTTACAGCAAGCACTCGATGAGAAAATGTATTTTGATAAGTACGAAGAATAGGATCTTAAATGGCAGAGGGTATGAGAGTATCAGGCGTAGGCAAAGGTGCTCGCCGTACCGATCTTGACAGAGCTCAACGCGTACAGCGCGAAGCTAAGATCCAAGAATCTGTTGGTGGACCACGTGGAGAACGCGCTGAATTAAGTCAGATTGCTGGAGCAGCTGGTATGGCAACTACAGCTTCTGCTGTTAGTGCAGATAGTTCTCTAACTACGGGACGTAGTATACCCACAGTAGGAGCATTTGAAGGAACAAGACGCCCAGGAGAACTAACTTCTACTGGAGCTGGTGGCACAAGTGATGGTGCTGGTCCAGAAGTTCTCATGACTCCTATTGATGCTCCTGATCAAATCGCAGCATTTGCTAGAGCGATGTACATGGCTAACCCAACACCGCAAATGCGCCGAATCGTGGAAGCGTTTGAAGAAGAAGGTCGCTAGTGGCTTCACCACTTGACGCGTGGAATCCCGCGAAAAACAGTAAGGTTAAAGTTACTGGCATTTTTGATAATGTTCAGACTCAACTTGACCGAGTTATTAGTACTGAGATGGCTCAACTTAGCCCTACCCAGTACGAAAACTTTAATAACTGGATAAATAAATATCCTAACCAGAGTAAAGACTTTATCATGACCGCAGTAAAACTCGGTCTAAAGCCAAATACACCTGGAGTTGATAAACTTGCATCAGCAGATGGGTTGGCGCAACTAAAGCAAGACTTGCTCAATACTAAGAATATCAAGTCTGCTATTGATAATGATAAGAATTTACTACAAGATGTACTAGATGTAGCCTACAGTGGTCTAAAAGGTACAAGCCGTACAGCGTTTGCGCTACTTCGCGCACCTTACGAGTATGTAACTAACGTAGGTCGTAATGCTTACGCTCTTGCTTCGCAAGAAAAGAAGCCAAGTTTTTCTGAATTTGCAGAAGATATCTCTCCTCTTGGTCTATTTGCTGAGGAAACACAGTTAGGGCAACTAACTCGTTCATTCCTTGCTAATCCAACTAATGTAAAAACTGGTTCTGGATTCTTTATTGGGGCAGATTCTAAAGTTCAAAAGGCTCAAGCTAAAGCTATGGGCACATACGGCTTAATCAACGGTAAATCATTTACCCTCGGTAGGGCTGCTCTTAAAACTGTTGGCTCAGATCCAAACAGTACACAGTACAAAGTCATGTCTGGCATTATTGATGCTACTCTTAACATAGCACTAGATCCTACTATCTGGCTTGGACCAGGTGCTATTACTAAAATTGGACGTGCTGGTAAGGAACTCAAAGCTGGTAAAGCGGCTGCTGCTCGTGAGCTTGAAAAAGAAGCTAATCGCCTGAAAGAAGCAACACGTCTTACCAAAGAAGAAAAGAAACTTTTAAAAGAACGTACAAAAGCTGAAAAACAAATTTCTCGCCAAGCCGAGAACACTTATATGAAGGCTGAGTCTGACTATCAGAAGGCTCAACAGGCTAGAGTAACAGCAGATTACACAGTTGCTGCTAAACGTTTTGCTGCCGATCGCAGGAATCGCGCCAACATAGCTGGTCCTGAAGGTATTCCTTTAGATGATCAGAGAGTCGGACAGTTCATATTTGAATCTATGAACACCGGAAAACAGCAAGAAGTTGTCGATACACTTGGCAAACTATCTGCTGACTTCATGAATACGGGTAAGGCCTTTCCTGCTGCTATTTACTTAGATGAGTTACCAGAAGCCGGAGCTCTTGCTTATGCTGCTCGTGGTAACGAAGAATTCGTAGCGCAACTTGCTGGCGATAAGATTGCTAATCTTGTTGATTTATCTGCTGACTTTGCTACAGCTAGCAAGAAGGCCGTTACGGAAGAAATCAAGCGCCGTACTGAGCTAATTAACTTTATTAGAAACTCTGCAATTGATGGCAATCTACCTAAAGATACACGTTTAGCATTCAAGGGTCTTGCTGATAACGCAGATGAATTGTTAAAGACTGTAGATGGGCTACTAGGCACAGGGCAACCTGAAGGTCTAGGAGTTTTAATCGGCAGAATAGCAGCCTCAAAGAACCCACAAGCGGTTCAATTGCTTACCGATCAAATTGAGAACGTTTGGAAAGCCGATGGCTTTGCTAATGTCAGAGCTATCTTTGGTGGTAATGGTGGTTTTGCTATTACTAACTATGATTTATTGGCTGCTCGTAAAGTACGCGTAAGCGAAGTACTAGCAGAGTCTGCAGAGAATGCACCTGCCGCTATGCTTAAGGTAGGAAGCGTAATTGAGAGAGCCGACAAGGTACTTTTAGATAGCCAAAAGGCTTTAGATGACGCACAACGTGGTTTAGATCAGATAAATAACAGCATTAACGATGCCGAAAAGCTACGTGAATTAGTAGCAAAAGATCCAGACCTAATGCGGTTGATGCTAAATGATCCAGATAATATTGGAATTTCTAAAGTATTGGATCTTGATACAGTCATAGATGAGACCCGTTATGCTAAAGAATTAATCCGTTCTGAGATTGGGTTAGTAGATTCTTTTGGTGGCGGTCTAAGCAAAGATGCCACTAAGGCTATGAAGTATCTTTTTGGCAAGAGATTCTTAGCTGTTGCTGAGATTGTAGCTAAAGAAACCAATACCATGCGTATTGATCGTCTATTCGGACGCAAGTTGGATATTGAAATTGCTGATGAATTAGCTCAGGCTGGCACAGTTGAAGATGTTATTCGCGTAATGTTACGCCACCTAGCATCTCCTGAAACAGATCCACAACTCGCTCGTGGCTTGTTGCTGCGTACAGAACTTGCTTTGAATAGCAAGAATCCTTTAGTAAAGCTTGCTGAGCCTGTGAATCTTAAGGCTGTAGCCTTCATGGAAAAAGCACAAAAAGCTTTAAGTGACGTATACGTACGCTCTACTATCCTTCCTTTAGGCGATTTAGATCGTTTGACTCGCGGATTAAATGACTGGTTTACTACAGCAAAAGTTCCTCAAGACTTAGTTGATAATTTAATCAATAAAGTAATTCGTGAACAAGATTATACTGCTCGTTCTAGAATCATTATGGACGGGATGAAAGATGTTCAAGAAGCTTTAGTAACTCGCTATGGCAAAGGGGATCCTGATTTAGCCAAAGCTCTTGAGGCCGCACTTAAAGTGGCCGGTAAAGATAAAGCCATTATTCAAAGGTACAATGTAGCTAAACTAGCAGATGGTAGTAATCCTACTCTTATGCTTAGTGATGGTGTGCAATTACCAATGACTGGCGCTAACTATCCTCATCAGTTTATGGACGATGCAATTCAACTTCTTGATACTCGTCCTATTGTAGAAGCTATCAATAAATACAATAAAAATACAGCTGTATTTGGTAAAGCCAAAGCAATTGGCGTATTTGCTAATGATATAGGTGACTACTGGAGAACAGCACAGCTAGCATTCCGTGTGTCTTACATACTACGTAACGTTGGCGAGATGCAGTTCCGTCAGTTCTTTGCTGGTCATGAGAGTATCTTTAATCACCCTATTGGATACATGGCTATGGCTATGGCTAATCCTAAAGGTACAAAGATGCAGCAATTAGCTGCTCGTATTGGTA